TTATCAACAGGATCAGGTTCAACGCACACTCACACGTTTTCAGGTAATGCAGCAACGATTGCTACTTTATCTCCTTATATTGTTGTTAACTATATAATTAAGACTTAGGAGATTTTAATGGCGTTAACCGCAGTTAAATTAGAACCAGGAATTAACAAACAATTAACTGAAACAGGAGCCGATGGAAAATGGGTTGACTGTGATATGGTTAGATTTAGATATGGGCTTCCTGAAAAAATTGGTGGTTGGACACAAGTGGGAACTAATGCTTTAATAGGATCACCAAGAGCACAACAAACTTTTTTATCCTTGGCTTCAGAAAAATTTGATTCAATATCTACAAATAAAAAACAATATATATTTCAAGAAACTGATACGACTTTCTATGATGTAAGCCCTCAAAGATATGGTGCTTATGGACATACTGGTGCAGCTCAAGCTTTAACTTCTGCATTTACTACAGCGCTTAATGATGCAACTGTTACCGTACACTGGACCGCGAATGGTGCAGTAGCCGGAGACTTTGTATCTTTTGCTAGTGTCACTGCTCCTTCGGGATCAGGATATAGTAATGGTGATTTTGAAAAAGAATTTGAAATACAAACAGTAGATACAAATAGTTTTACAATTGAAATGGGAACCACTGCATCAGCTACAGTTGCTACCAATGGTTCAGCTACAGCTACAATTCAATTAAACACAGGGGATGCAACATCTGTATTAGGTTTTGGATGGAGTGCTGGAACATGGAGTCAATCTACATGGGGTACAGCGAGACCAAGTACCGTTGATATTGATGCAGCGAACTGGACTTTAGATTTATATGGAGAGGATATTATAGCAACACAATTTAATGGTGGTACATATATCTGGGATACAAGTGCTTACAAAGCAAGTATGTTACCTATGATTAATTTAATTGATTATGATACTACAGTAGCTGCTCCTTATTTTACAAGAGATAAACACACAGCAACAGTACCACATAAAAGTTTATTTAGTTTAGTTTCCACACCAGATAGACACTTAGTTTTATTTGGAGCTTCAGATGTAGGGTCAGATAGTAATCAAGATCCTATGATGGTTAGATTTTCCGACCAAGAAAATATTACAGATTTTAAACTGACGTCAACTAACACGGCAGGTTTTCAAAGATTATCCGATGGATCAGAAATAAGAGCAGCAGTTCGTTCGAGAGGACAAATTCTGATTTGGACAGACACTTCATTGCATTCAATGCAATTTATTGGTCCTCCATTTACATTTGGATTTAAACAACAAGGTAGACAGTGTGGATGCGTCGGGCAGCACGCGGCGGTAGATGTGGATGGTGTAGCATATTGGATGGGCTCATCAGGTGGATTTTTAATGTATGATGGATCTGTTCAAACCATCCCATGTTCCGTAGAAGACTATGTGTTTAATGATATCAGGTTAGTACCTGAAATATATACTGCTGTTAACGATGAGTTCAATGAGATTAGTTGGTTTTATCCTAGTTCAGGTTCTAATGTAATTGATAGAGTAGTAACTTATAACCACTTAGAAAAAGTATGGTCGGTTGGAAGTCTTTCTAGAACTACATGGGCAGACAAAGGGGTATTTGCAAAACCTTATGCAACAGAGTATAATCAAACTTCTACAGCCACAGCAACTCCAACAGTTCAAGGAGTTACTTCAGGTAGAGGATTTTTATATGCACAAGAAACAGGAAACAATGCTAACGGAACTGCATTACCAGCAACCCTTACATCAGGAGATTTTTTCTTACAAGAAGGAGAAGATTTAATGTCAATTTCAAGATTCATTCCTGACTTTAAAAATTTAGATGGCACAGTTAATGTAACATTACAGTTAACTAATTACCCATCATCTTCAAAAACAGGAAGTCCTTTAGGACCTTTTCCTATTACAAATTCAACAACAAAAAGAGATTGTAGAGCACGTGCAAGACAAATTGCTTTATACATTGCCAGCTCAGCGCTTAATGATGCGTGGAGATTTGGAACATTCAGAGCTGACATACAGCCAGCGGGGAGACGTTAATGCCATTTAAATCAGAGAAACAAAGAAGATACTTATGGGCTAACGAACCACGGATCGCGAGAGAATGGACTGATCGTTATGGTGCAAGACATGGTGGGATTATGCATACACGAAAAGGTTATGCATTAGGAAGTGAAGATATCACAAGTGATAGTGAATCAGTAATATCTGAAGTTTTACCGGCACAAGTTAATCAAATTGGAGCAGAAAAAGAATTAATTGAGGCGTATGAACATATAATGAAAAAGTTTATGGAAAGATTTCCAAATATAGATAGTGAAAATATGTCAGTAGAAGATATGGTAGCTATGCTTCAGTTAGAAGGGGTACTTGGAACTGAAGGAGCTGGTATATTATCTTTAAAAGAAGGAGTAGATGAAATTACTCCTGAAAGTGTAGATAGAAGTACAAGAAGAATTTCTATGGGTGATACTCAATGGGGAGATATACCTGAAGAAGCTTTTAATAAAGGCGGAAGAGCAGGGTATGCTCAAGGACATAACCCACATGCTGGTGGATATCAATCTAGTAGTGGAGGTAGTAAAGGAAGAGGAAGACAAGATCCAATGGGTGGTTATGCACCGGATCATAAATATTCTAAAACAGCATCGGAGATGTCAAAGCTAGGACCACAATATACAAGTGGTGGTAATATTACAGGGCCGGATCCTAAAACTAAAAAAGATATTACAGATTATATAAATCAAAAAAATATTAAAAAAGCATCGACTCTATATAATGCAATGAAATTGGGGAAAAATGTATTAACAGATCCTAAAGGAATCTTAACAGGAAATCCTTTAGCAGTCCTAGGTATATTAAATGATATTCGTAATTGGAAAAACAAAGCAGAAGTTCCCACAGATGAACTAGAAGAAGCAGGTGGAATATTAAATTTAAATCCTCAGTTAAATTTAAAGCCTCAGACACTTAATACTCCTACTAATTTTAATCCTAATGAAGCTGCAGCATATGACAGACAACAAATGGAACAAGATATAATGGAGAGTTTAAATATGGAAAATATTGAAGATAATGTAATAGATTCTTTAGATTTAAGTGGAATTATAGGGACAATACCAGGATAATGGCACAGAAAATAGTTAGACTCGGATTTCCAAAAGCTAAAGCTGAATACACAGCAGCTCAGCTAGATCAATTAGTGGATACACTAGAGCAGTTAGTACAACAATTAAACACTACGTTCTCTAATCAAATACCAGAGAATAATAGTGAACAACAAGCATGGTTTTTTAAGTAATGGCAAATACATATAAGAATAGTATAATAAATATAACAGCCACAGGCTCAGATGAGGTAGCTTATACCTGTCCTTCTGATGCCACAGCTATTATTAATACTATTTTTGTATATAATAGAGCCGGAGGAGCAGCTGCTTTCTCCCTTAAATTAAACGATAGTTCAGCGTCCTCGACGACGACTATATACTATAACCCATCCCTGGCTGATGTGAATACAGACACAGTTTTAGGTGATGGAAATGTTGTGGTTTTAGAAGATTCTGATATATTGAAAATTAACACAGACGCACAACCGCTAGACGTGACGGTAAGTGTGCTACAAATAACAAGGTCATAAATATGAGCGAAGAATATGTAATGGTAGACGGAAAAAAGGTACCAGTTTTACCAGCAAAATCTGTAGTAACTGTTAAAAATAAAAGAACAGGAGCTATTTATACTGATAAAGCACACTTCGATTCAGATGTCGCTAACCCAGAAACAGATACAACTGATGATGATTTCAGACAAGATGTTAACATTACAGTTGCGGAAGTAGTAATCAAGGAATAACATGCAAAGTATTAATCAACCACAGTCATCTTTAATTGCAGGAATGCAACAAGGTCTTAACTATCAACAACCTGCCGGCGGAGTTATGCAACAAGGATTTAGAGGAGGCGGTTTAGCTTCTATTCGTCCCGGATATATGGGTGGTGGTACTATTGGTGGTGGAATTATTCACGGAACTCCGATGGGAAGTAGAACTGGATATTGGAATCCTAAAAAATGGTTGAAGAAAAAAGCTAAACAAGCAAAAAATATTGTTACAAAACTAACTCCAAAAGAATTAGCTCCGGCTATGACTTGGGCTGCGCCTTTTATGGGTCCTATTGCAGGTCCTGTGATGGCTGGTCTTGGTTCATTAAAAATGCATGGTAAACTTGATCCACGGATCATGGCATCAGCATTACTTCCACACGCAAGATTTGGTATGCCTACTCAGATGGGTGGATCAGGTATGGGTTATGGAAAATGGGGAGGTGGTTCATCTCTTAGAAATATCTTAACTGGAAAAGGTGTAGGAACTCAAGAAGGAATTTTAAATAAATTTGGAAAAGGAAACTTTGGAAATAAATTAGATGCAAAAATATTTGGAAAAAAACCTAGTCAAATTGGAGTGAATCGACACACAGGTCAACCAATTATGTCTGAAGGTGCGGAAGGTTTCTTTAAGTTAGGTGGAAATCCAGTTGGAGAAGGAGATATGACAGAGATTTTAATGGAAAAAATGACTACTGATAAAGCGGGCAAGCAAAGTATGTGGACGGCTGTTGAAAAACTTAGTACAGTTCTTACTGCATCTCAAAGCTATGCTCATGCATTAGAATTAGCTAATGAAGCTGGTATTCCAGAAAACATGATGCCTGGAAGTGAAGAAGAATATATGATGTGGAAAAATAAAATTGATGATAAAACTAAAGATTGGGATGAAGGAACCATCTATGAAGGGAATGCTATGGGTGGTATACCTAGAACTAGATATGCTATGGGTAGTGCACAATTCCCTCCACAAAGAAGAACAGGATTAAAATGGGGAAGCGATCAAGGCGAAGGTCTTGGTGGAGAAGAAGTTGAAGCAGACATGAGATATGAAGGAGGCTTCATGCCTTATGGTGAAGAACCAAAAGCAGATGATGTACCAGCAAGATTAAGTAAAGATGAATTTGTATTCACAGATGAAGCAGTAGCAGGTGCAGGTGACGGGGATGTTGAACTTGGAGCTTCAAGACTATATAATGTTATGAAAAATTTAGAATCAGGTGGAAGACTTTCTGAGGAATCAGAAGGAGCTATGGGAGAAGGGATAGGAACTATAATATAATGCCAGATCAAACAACAATAAGTAAACCATTTCCAGCGTTAGAAGCAGGTGCAGGTAAAGCCATTGATATGGCTTCAACAATTGCCGGTCAGCCGTTAACGACCGGGCAAATGGGCCTACCCCAACAAGCGGGAGTAGATGCATTCACACAACAAGCACAGGATTTAGCAGCTAGTCAACTAGGGCTAGGATCTTTTACTAGAGATCAAACTACTGGAGCAGTTACTGGTATTGGTACAGGTACAGGGGTTGCAGGTTATGCACCTTACTTAACAGGAGCTGGTTCACAAGTTGGAGCAGCACAATTAACAGGTACTGGAGCAGGGACAGGAGTAGGATCTTTATCTACATACATGTCTCCTTATCAATCAGCTATTAAGAGCGCCGGTTTACAACAATTTGATGATCAAAGATTAAGAGACCAACAACAACTTCAAGCTGATGCATTAAAAGCAGGAGCTTTTGGTGGTGGTAGACATGGCTTAACAGAATCAGATTTCTTACAACAGTCTTTAATAGACAGAACCGCTTTAGCTTCTAAATATGATGCCGATGCATTTGCAGATGCGAGAGCAGCCAGAACAGATGATAGAGAGGCGTTAATGGATCTAGCTAAACAAACACAACTAATGGGTATGTCTGACATTGCACAACTAGGATCTCTGGGTCAAGCTGGACAATTATATGGACAAGCAGGTTTAGATACATCTGCCCTAGCAACACAAAAACAATACCAAGAACCTAAAGATAGAGTTAGTTGGTATGCGAATTTATTGTCCGGATTAGGTGGAGGAATGGGAGCAGCATCAGGATATATGTCTGGACCTATGGTACAACAACCTACTCCAGGAATGTCAGCAGTACAATCTGGTCTTGGTGGTTTATCTACATTGAAATACTTAAAAGATATTTGGAACGCATAATGGCAAACATTTTAAAAAGACCTATGTTTAAAATCGGTGGTAGTGCTGATGGAGTAGGTATTACTTCTGGTTTAGCACGTACAGGTTTTGAAAATGGTACTGGTAGTCCATATGATGAACGAATAGAAGAGGTTACAGAAAAAGTTTTAAATCCAGATAAACCTCAATATGGTTGGGATGAATTAATCTCAGATGCATATAGAACATCTAAAGATGCCCCAACATTTAAAGACTGGATGTTTAATGCTGCAGACCTTGCTCTTGAAAGAGGAGACACTAAAAAAGCAGAAGAAAAAGCTAAGCCTATGAATGATTTAGCTGTTTTACAATCACTTAAAAAAGGTTCGGGTGAATACTATAAACAAACACGTCCTTTAGAAGTGGAAAGAATCAGAGAATACTTTGATAATGGTATGAAAATACTCACTGAGTTTGAAACATGGGATGATTTTTCTAGTTCAGGAAAATTTTCTGAATGGGAATTTGAAATGAGCAGAGCGATTCCAGGTTTCCCAAGTTCATTTGAGGTAACTGAAATGGTTTTTGCTCAAATTGAATCAATTAATGATAAAAGAATTAGAGCAGGTTTAACTCCATTAAAAGGTAAGGCTTTAGAAGATGAGAAAAAACAAATCGTCATGGATATTTACAGAAGATACGTACCTAAATTAAAATTCGCTAAAGGTGGAAGAGTTGGATACAACATGGGAAGGGGTCCTGTTATGGATCAAGATGTATCTATGACTGAGAATATTATGACACCACAAGGTGATATGTCTATGACAGAAAATGTAGACACAGCTATGATGGGACAACAAGCTGGCATGCCTTCACAAACTATGGCCGCTGATGACCCTTACGTTTTACTAAGAGCAAGATTACCTGAAGAAATTACTGATGAAGTTGTACAATTAATTGCTTACAACCCAGATGCATTTGCAGACTTTGCTGACATCGAAACTCAAGATGATGTTATAGCTTTTAATAGAAAATGGGGAGTTGAATTAGTTGTTAACACTGATGAAATGTCAGGCGCTATAGCATAGGAGGTCAAATGCCATCTCTTTACGAGAAATTCTTTAACAAGAAACCACCATTTTCTGAAAAATCTAAATTTCAAGAAGCAGCTGATCAAGCACCTGCTTTAATTCCTTCTGAATACGAATCTCAATACGAGTCCCTTCAACCACATGTAAGAAAAAATGTTCAAAGATATTTAGATATCTTTAGTAATGATCCAACACCTGTATTTAAATATGTTGACGAAATAGCAACGACAGGTGAGTCAGATATTAAAAACTTTATTAAGTTAATGCATCCTAAAGATAAAATGAAGTGGAGTGACTTCAATTATATGGGATCTAAACCTTATGATATGATGTATCGTAAGGAAACTAAAGAAGCTAAAGATGCTACTAGTCAATTGGTTAAAAGCCCATGGATGCAACCAGCTATTGGAGTTAGTACAGGAGCCTACAATACCCTAGCAGGGATCGCGGAACTTGGAGCTGCATTATCCGACTTAACATTAGATACAGATGTATTGTCGGTAGTAGAAAAAGCTTTACCAGCTGCAGAGTTACTGGATATCTATGGAGACAAAGCTGGATCAGTAGCTAAGTTTACATCTATCTTAGTTCAATATGGTTTAGGTTGGGGTATTGCTAGAAAGGTAGCGCAAAAAGTTATTGGTAAACTAGCTAAAAGAAAACTTGCACAAAGAACTGCAGGTGTTTTAAATAAAGTTAAGATACCTTCTCTTACTGGAACTAAAACTGGAATGGACATTGCAAGGTTCGGTGGCTACTGGGTATTACCGGCAGCTGTTGGTGATGCGGTGGTTTCTAACCAAGCCAACATGACAATGGGAGATGTGTTTGGAAAGACAGAAGAGGAAGGTGGAAATAAATTACAACAGCTATTAGTTAATTCACAGTCTGAAAGTCTTGAAGGACTAACAGGTAAAGAAAGAGCGGCAGCTATTCTTAGAAACAAATTAAAGTTTGGAGCTGAAGGCGCAGCATTGTTTGGTGGTATGACGTTGGTCGGACCATCATTAAAGTTAGCTGCTAAAACTACTGGAAAAGTATTAGCTGGACATACATTGAAATCAGGTAAACATATTCCAGGAGTAGCTGATATGACATTAGGTTTAGGTAGTAAACTTATGTCAGCACAGACTAAAGGTGGCATTGGAATACCAGGTCTATTTAGATTAGCTAGGAAAGGTTGGACTAAAGGTATGACTAAACTTGGTATACCGAAGAGAGAATTGTGGAAATTTTCTGAAGTCACAGGTAGAAATTTCTGGTCAGATGTAAGAAGAATAGCTGATGATTGGATACTCTCACCTCTTACTCCTAGTTGGAAATTTGATAAAGGATCTGCAACCGCGATGAGAATCCAACAAAACCAAGTAAGAAAAATTAAAAAGAATTTTGATATCTGGCAGAGACAATTAGACCGAGCTATGTATGGATTAGTTAAAGCAGGTTTTGGAGACATTGCATTTAATAGTAGAACATCTGTAGCAGCTATGGGTTATTGGGATGATGTAATAAAAGTTTTGAAAGGCCAAATGGATATAGATAAGCTTCCTAAATCTTTAAGAACAGGAACGAGAGCCATTAGACAAATGATTGATGATCAAACTAAACAACTTCAACCTATCATCAGAAACCTGGATGTAAGAGAAGAAATGATTAGCAACATGGGTAAATATCTACACACTAGCTATGAGATATTTAAGAACTCTAAATGGAGAGCTCCTAAAGAAGCTATAGACGAAGGTATTAAATACTTTATGAACTTATTAAGAAAGAGTGATCCCCTATACGCAAATGCAAAAAAAGGAAGTGATGCTTATAAAAGATTAGTGGCTGATGCAACAGAAAAAGTAAACTCTATACTGGCGATTGGTAGAAGAGAAGGAACTACTCCCGGCATGAGATTAAAAGAAATTATGAATGAAGCTGCGGCTATTAAAGTACCTGCTAATATATTTAAAGATATTAAAAATGTACCAGAAGAAATAGCAAATCTATTAGGTAAAGTAAGAGATCCTAAAAATATTATACTTGATACCTTAGTTGAACAAGCACACACTATACATTCCTTTAACGCCTACAAAGATTTACTAGCTAATGGTTTAGGTAAATGGATATTTAGAAACAGAAATGAATACTTAGATTACTTAGCTAAAAATAATATTAAAAGTCCTAGATCTCTAAAAGAAATCACTATTAAAAAACCATACAACATGGACCTTGAAGATATATTTAAAAATAAAGATGGTAGTAGGATGATAGCTCCAGCCGAGATGGTTAAAGCCATTAGTGATCAAACATTATTAGTGGATCAGGTTCTTAAACTTCCATTCTATAAAAGCTTACTAGCTATTAAAGCTGCAACCCAAATTAATAAAACTGTTCTTTCATTAATGACACAGATGAGAAACATAACAACAGCAAGTTCATTTGCTATGGCTAATGGACATGTAGGTTCAGGGGCATCGGTAGCAGATAACTTTGAAATGTTATGGAAAGAAATGGTTGGTAAGACTGATGATCCCAATGCTTTAAGAAAACTAATGGATGAAGCACTAGAGATGGGGGCATTAGATAATTCTACAATTGCTACTGAGTTAGAGAAATTAATTCCAGAATTAATTGGAGCAAGCAAGGTTCCCAACATTAAAACAACTGCGCAAACTGTAATTAAAAAAATAAGAAGAGGAGATAAGGTAAGAGATCTGGGAGTGGATGATATAGCAGGGACCACTGTTAGTGACTTCGCTAAACTGGGACCAGCATCCGATGAAATATTTGAAAGGTTATTAACTAATAAGGGATTAGTAGGAAGACTAGTACAAAAATCTATTGAAGCTTATCAATTAGGTGATAACGTTTGGAAATTATTTGGATATCAATTTACTAAGTCTCAATTAAAACCCGCATTTAAATCTATCAATGATGTTAAAAGATATTTTAAAGAGGTAGAAGGTTTTGAGTGGAATCCATACAAAGCAGGATCAACTACACCAGGTGCACATGGACAAAATTTAAAAACAATTGATGATGCTATCAAAGAAGTATCAGGGTTAATAGTTAGAGATGTTTATCCTAACTACTCAATGGTACCAAGAGCGGTACAAACTATAAGAAAAATTCCTTTCTTTGGAAACTTCGTAGGTTTCACATCCGAAATGTGGAGAAATTCTTATCAAATATTAAGAAGAGGTACAGCAGAAATGGCATCAAGCAACCCATACATAAGACAGATGGGGGCAAGAAGATTAATGGGTTACATGGGAACTGTAGGTGCATTAGTACCAGTAGCATATGAAACAGCTATATGGATGACTGGAGTTCCGAAAAAAGCTATTGAAGCATACAAAGCAAGGTTTGCTCCTGAATTTATGGAAGGACACACTTTAATTCCTGTTCAAAAACAAGATGAAAAAACTGGTAAGATTAAAATAGTAGATGCAGATACACTGCTACCTTATTCAGATGT